TCGTCGCTCAATCCGCAGATCACTATCGACATGGCGAAGGTGAAGTTCTCGCAGTTCGAAAAGAATTACGCCAACGACGAGATCGTCTCGGCGACCGCGAACTTCAAAGCCTTCTACAGCACCACGGAGAGCGAGATGATCACTGTGGAGTTGCAAAACGAGACTACTTCATATTGACCCTGAACCAGTTGTATCGATCGTCGAAGGTCTCGCGGGGCATGAGGATGTAGGCGAGGGCATCGAACCAGGACAATACGACGGGAATGCCGGTCCAGAAGAAGAGGAGGTACATGACCCCGGCGGCCGTACGGCCTAGGTAGAACTTATGGATACCGATACCTCCCACTATCAACGCCAACACTACTGCTATTGTTTTTGATTTCATATACAATGAGCATATAACCAAAGTAAATTATGTCAAATGAGCGTGAGACCAAAGAGGTGAGGATCGGAAGCAATATGGTGGAGATCAAAACCTACGCCACCGGCCGCGAGGCGACCGCGATCCAGCAAGCCTATTTGAAATCCGCGTCGGTGGAGATCGTCGGCGGCGAGGCAAGGGTGAAAGACTTCAATCCGTCGGCCTTAGACGACGTCCGGGCCGAAATGATCCGGCAGTTGGTGGTATCGCTGAATGGCGACAACGCCAATCTCGTCGATCGCTGTATCGATCTGCCGAACGACGAATACGTCGAGTTGATCGCGGTGCTGGACGAACTCGCCGCGGCAAAAAAAAAGACCTAGAGCGCGAGCTAGCCGACTACTCCATGGGGCGCGTCGGTCCACTCATGCTCATGGCTTCGATCTGCCAGGAGTTCGGCTGGACGTATGACGAGTACCTGGACCAGCCCGATTTCTTTCTCCAAGCGGTGCGGGAGAAGATGCTCAAGGACCGGAAGAGGGAGGAACTGGCGCTAAAATCTATGAAACATGTCCGGTAGGGAAGCAAAACTAAGAGTAGTAGTAGACGCGCAGGATAACACCAAAGGCGTTTTCAAGTCCCTCGGCGGGCAGCTAGACGCGGCCGACAAACAGACCCGGAATTGGTCCGGCTCCATCGTCGCCACTACCAAGGCGCTCGCTTCCATGGGCGTGGTGGCCGCCGGCTTCCTCGGCTACGGCGTCAAGATCGCCGCGGACCTCGAGACGGCCGAGATCGGCCTCACTACCCTCCTCGGATCGGCCGACAAGGCGCGCGAGACGGTCGAGCGGCTCAAGAAGGAGGCTGCCCGGACGCCTTTCGAGCTGCCGGGCCTCACCCAAGCCACCCAGCTCCTGACGTCGGTCACCAAGGACGGCAACCGGTCCATCGACATCATCCTCGACATCGGCGAGGCGCTCGCCGCCATGGGCAAGGGGCAGGTGGAACTCGACCGGATCATCGTCAACCTTCAGCAGATTGCCGCAACCGGCAAAGCCGCCACGATCGACATCAAGCAGTTCGCCTTCGCCGGCATCCCGATCTACGAGATGCTGGCCGAGACCACCGGCAAGAATGGCGAGGCGCTGGCGCAGCTCATCGAGGACGGCGGCGTAACGTTCGACGTCCTGACCAAGATGTTCGACGAAGCCAACGACGAAGGTGGCCGGTTCTTCAACGCCTTCGTAAACCAGTCGGGCAGTTTCAATCAGGCGCTCTCGAACATGAAAGATTCCTTCGGTCTGTTCCTCGCCGACGTGGCGAAGAATTCCGGCCTGTTCGCCGGCCTTACCATGGCGATGATCGAGACGTCGAACGTGCTCCAAAACTACCAGTATTACGTCGATCTGGCGCGGCAGAAGACCGCCGATCTCTTTGCACTCATCGACAAGGAGACGGGCCTCGTCACCTACCTTCGCGAGGTGTGGGCGGCCGTCGCCTTGGAGTTCAACGAGCGGCTACGCCCGGCCCTGGCGGAACTGTGGGAGACGCTGAAACCTTTCGAGCCGTTCCTGGTCGCCATGGCGCAAGTGGTAGGCTTCGTCCTCTACGGAGCGGTTCTCGGCCTCATCACGGTCCTGGGCGGCCTTTCGATCATCCTTATCCGGGTGCTGGAAACCGCGACCGAACTCATCAACTTCGTCGCCGACTATTTCCTCGACATATGGAACAATCTCACGGACGCCATCGCCGGCACGGTCGGATGGGTGGACGCCTTGGTGGACAGCTTGCTCCGGGCGGTGGCGCTCATGGCGCAGCTTGGAAGCAAGCTGCCGAAGTTCGGCGGGGCGTCGACAATCATCAGCACCTTAGCGAGTCCTCTCAGCCGCCTCCTGAACGTCAATGACGCAGTGATTTCGCCCAAGGGCGACATCATCACCACCCACCCGGACGACTACATTATCACTACCAAGAATCCTGCCTCGCTTGGCGGCGGGCTCACCATCAACATCTCTGGCAACACGTTCCTGGACGAGGACGCGGCGGAGCGCATGGGCGACCTGATCATGCGACGCCTCAAGATGTCGAACGCCATTTAGTATGTCATTCGCGGTCACCATCGACGGAACGGACAGGACGAGCAGCATCGTCGCCGGTTCGTTGCGCAAGACCGACAATTTGAACGCCCAGGTCGATGAACTGAGCTTCCGCATCCGGAAGTATGGCAGTCTCACATACGCGCCGACCTTGGGCGACGAGGTGGTGGTGACACGCGACGGCACCACGATCTTCGGGGGCGTCATCGTCCGGATCACCGAGAACGTCACCGCGGCGAAGATCCTCACCTTCCGGGTCCAGTGCGCCGACTATTCGCAGTACCTCAAGCGGGAATTGGTCACCGAGCGCTACGAGAGTACGACCGTCGGCGCCATCATCTCCGACCTAGTCGCCAGCTACACATCGGAGGGCTTCACGACCGTCGGCGTGGTAGGTGCGCTTGATATCGAATCCATCTCGTTCAACCGCCTGTCCGTCGCCGACTGCCTCCAGAAGCTGGCCGACGCCATCTCGTATGTCTGGTACGTCGACTACGACATGGACATCCATTTCTTCCCGAAGAACACTGAGGAGGGATCGGCGCTCACCGACACGTCGGGCAACTACATCTTCGACAGCCTGGAGATCGTCGAGGACCTGACGCAAGTCCGGAATAGCGTGCTGGTCCAGGGCGGAGAGGCGAAATCGGACACCACCCGCACCGAGACGTTCGACGGCGACGGCACCAAGGCTCAATTCGCGCTAGCCAACAAGTTCGCCTCGCTACCGACGGTGACCGTGGACAGCGTGGCGCAGACGGTGGGTGTGGAATTCCTGGACGACGACGCCTCGTTCGACTGCATGTGGAACTTCAACGAGAAGTACGTCCGATTCACGAGCGGAAACATCCCGGCCGCTGGCACGAACAACGTCGAGGTGGAAGGGATATACCTCTATCCGATCGTGGTCCGGGTTCCGGCGCCATCGTCCATCGCGCAATTCGGCACCTACGAGTTCGCCATTACCGACAAAAGCATCAAGAGCCAGGACGAGGCGATAGCGCGCGCGCAGGCGGAGCTTCGTAGCTACCAGAACACCATCTACGACGGCGTATTCCGCACCTATACGGACGGCTTTCGATCAGGCCAGGTGATCAATATCAGTTCGGCGCAGCGCGGAAAGGACATCGCGGTTCTGATCCAGAGCGTGACGGCCGTGATGCGCGATCCCTTGGGCGAAAACCTGGAGTACGAGGTGCGCTTCGCCACCCTCAAGTCGATCGGCATCATCGACTATTTGCAGGACCAGCTCCGCTCCAGGGAGGTCATTGTGGACGACGAGGAGACCCTGCTCAACTTTTTCGATCTATCGGACACTGTGTCTGCCGGCGACAGCCTAGCGACCCCTTCCACGTCGACCGGGCCATACCAGTACGGCACGGCGGTTTGCGGTTACGCGACCTACTCATGATAGAATTAGACCATGACTAAACGCCTTCAGAGCGTCAACGGCGATACGGTTCTCAAGGTGACCGAGACCAGACCCGTGACGGTCACCCTTTCCGAGAAGACGCTGCTCCGCCGCCGCGAACAGCTTCAGGCCGCTATGGCGAAGTTTCAGGGCGAATTGGCCGTGATCGAGGAACAACTTTCAATGATATATGAAGAACGAGATCGAGCTTAGCGAGGGAGCGAGGGTCGCGGGTTCGCTGACCATCAAGACGTTTCGCGGCGGAAAGCAGGTCGCGGAAACGCTTTCGATGCCGAACAAGGTGGTGACCGGATCGAGCGGCTACGGCCGAAACCTACTCACCCGCGCGCTCTCCGGTGACGGCACTTACTCGATTTCGATCGATTCCGCGCGGATAGGCGACGACAATACGGCTGCCGCGGACGGCAATACCGATCTCGGCAACGTGCTCGTGACCGGCATACCCATCACGAACATGACAGTGACGAACAACGTGCTCTCGGTCGACGTCTTCGTTGCCGATGCCAACCTGCCGGACGATACCTATGCGGAGTTCGGCCTATACTGTAATGGCCGGCTCTTCGCCCGGATCATCATCTCCCCCGCCTACACGAAGGCGGCGGGGGAGGATACGTTGTTCACCTACACGCTGACTTTGAGCGGATAGGTCGCGGTATAATTTCCATGTATGCCACTCATAAACGGCCAGAACATCGACGAGTCCGACTACATCGATGAGAGCGAGAAGGACGCCACGCCGGCCAATGACGCGGGACGCGTGACGAAGCTGGAAGCGGACGGCCGCCTAGGCGTCTTCTTCACCCGCAACGGCGCGATCATAAACGCCGGTGAGACGATCAACGGCGCCACCCTTCCGGTCCCGGTCTACATCAGCAAGGCGGACAATGAAGCCTACGCGTGCGACGCCAATGACACCGACAAATACAAGTTCGTCGCCTTTGCGATCTCGAACGGCACGGACGGCAATCCGATAAAGCTCCAAGGCAGCGGGGTTGTTTCCGGCTTCTCCGGCCTCTCCGAGGGCGAGAAGTACTACGTGCAAGACACGGCCGGCACGATCGGAACGACGCCGGGAACGATGGAAATACTCGTGGGCGTCGCGATTTCCGCTACCGAGCTTCTGATCCAGAAAGGGAAACGCTTTTCAAGTGGCGTAGTGACCGTCAACTCTGGCAGCCCCGACCATACGATCACTCTCGGGTTTCGTGCTTCGGCAGTTCGTATTTTTGCAATTCTAGATCAAGGCCCTTTGACAGTTGCGTTCAGCAAAGGCGGTTGGACGAAGTCTGGCGGAAACAGATGTGTACAGTACGCTTCTGACGGAGGCTCCGACTACGTCGTGGCGACTAGGTCGTCCGCCTTTTATCTTCATAGCGGGGACTCGCAGCAGATCATCGGCGACATCGACAACATTGACGACAACAGCTTCCGGATAAATGGCGATTGGTCGAGTGGAGCCGGTGTCATCTTCTGGGAAGCCGAGGGCGAATTATGAAGCAGCATGCGTCAGTTCAAGCATCTATCCAGTACGACGATCCGATCGATATACGTAGGGTACTTGGGCGGCGAGCCTAAGCTAGCGATCGCGCGCCGACTGGAGATCGACAACTCCACGGTCCACTATCACATAAACAAGATCAAACACCTGCCACAGCAGCAGGTAGTAGCGCTCATCAGGCCAGAATGCGGCACGTGTAGTCAGGGCCACACTTCCTTCAAATGCCTCGTTTGTGGAAAGGGGCATGATAACATCAAGAACGAGGAGTTCCAGCTGATCCGGCAGCAACGCGCCGAGATCGCTGAACTAAAGAAACGCCTCTCTCGCTATGAGGATATTGATACTATCGATCGCTCTTGCCTTATCGTTCCCGTTCGCGGCTAACGCGCAGGTTATTTTCCCCAACAGAGGAGGAACGGGCGCCACAACGACCCCATCGGCTGGCCAGGTATTGGTCGGGCAGTCAAACGGCACTTATGCGCCGGTCGCGACCTCCACGCTGGGCTTAGGAGGGCTGGCCACCTCGTCCATAGACACCGAGGCCGAACTAGAAAACATCCTTTCGGACGTCACCAACGTCTTCACGAACAACGATGGAGCGCTCAATGACGACGACCTGTCGGACAACACCACGTCCGACCTCTCCGAGGGCACGAACCTCTACTACACGATCGGGAGGGTTCAGACCGCCCTCCAGGCCGGCTACAACGCCATTTTCGGCAACGCCACGACGACGAACGCCACCAGCACGAACTTCGCCGTCACGGGCAGTTTCAACCTGCTCGGAACGGTCATCACGAACGTGGCGACCTGGTTTTCGAACCTCTTCGATAGCAATTTCGCCAGCAAGGATACCGGCGATCTCTCCGAAGGCGCGAACCTCTACTACTCCGACGCCCGCGCCCGCGGAGCGATCTCCGAGACCGTCACCGGCCTCGATTACAGCAGTTCGACCGGCATTCTTTCGGCAACGACCGGCTATTCGATCCCGCTCACGGCCTCGACGACCGACTGGCAGACGGCGTTTTCATGGGGAGACCATAACCTAGCCGGATACCTCACCGGCAACGAGACCATCACGCTATCCGGCGATGTCTCCGGCTCCGGCACCACTTCGATTGCGGTAACCGTCGCCAACGACAGCCACAGCCACACCGGCACGACGATTTCCGGCCTGGATATCTCGGACGACACGAATCTCGCCGTCACCGCCGCCGGTTTGCAGCTATCCGGCGACAGCATCGCGCTTGCGAGCGGCTACATGATTCCGCTGATCGCCTCCACGACCGAATGGGCGACCGCTTTCGCCTCCACGACAGCGCTGACCCCGGCGTACCTTCGCGGCCTCTTTTCCAGTACAGCTACCGGCCTTTCATACAACAGCGACACCGGCGCGACATCATTGACCGCGGGCTACGTGATCCCGCTCACGGCTTCGACCACCGAATGGGCAACAGCCTATGCGTCCAGCCACTCGGCGGTGACGTTGGCGGGATCTATGGACTACCTGACCTTGTCCGGCCAACAGATCACCCGGAACGCCATTGATCTCACGACCGACGTGACCGGCAACCTGCCGGTTTCTAACCTCAATAGCGGCACCGGAGCCTCCGGCTCTACATTCTGGCGCGGCGACGGCACCTGGGCGACGCCAGCCGGCTCAGGAGACGTTTCCAAAGTAGGCACCCCCGCCAACAATCAACTCGCCGTCTGGACAGGCGACGGCACCATCGAGGGCGTCTCTCAACTTACATTCGACGGCACCACCCTTTCCATATCGACAACGACGATCGTCGAGGCGACGAGCACGAACCTGGCCGTCACTGGGCGGTTCAATTTTCTCGGCAGCGTGATCACGAACGTCGGGACGTGGTTCTCCGGTCTCTTCGACACCAACTTCGCGGCCAAGGATACCGACGATCTCACCCAGGGATCGACCAACCTCTACAACCAATCCCATAGCGGCGAGGTGACCGGAGCCACGTCGCTCACCATCGCCGACAACGTCGTCGACGAGGCGAACCTCAAGGTCAACGCGCCGACGGACGACTACGTCCTCGTGGCGTCTTCGACCGCGACGGGCGGCATTGAATGGGTCGCGACCTCCAGTCCGCGGCTAGGCCTCTCTGCCGGCGCGGGAAGCGTGACATCGGTAGCGGCGACCGTGCCCACCGGCTGGCAGGTAAGCGGCTCGCCCATCACCACGTCCGGTACCTTGGCCTTGTCATATGCCTCTGGATATGGCGCCGTGTTGACGGCTTCCACCACCGAGTGGGCAGCGGCTCATGCTTCCACCACGGCCCTCACGCCCGCCTATATCCGCGGTCTTTTCTCGAACACGACAACCGGCCTGACCTACAATTCGTCGACCGGCGCGACTTCCCTGACCGCGGGCTATGGCATCCCGCTTTCTGCCAGCACGACCGAATGGACCAACTTTTACAACACGCCTTCGACGCGCATCACCGACGGTACCGGCCTCACCTGGAGCGGCAATACGCTGAACGTCGATGACGCATATGTACTCAATACCGGCGATAGCATCAGCGGCAACCTCACCTTTTCCGGTACAGGCGCAAACATCGCTCTTGGTTCCAACTACCTCTCGGGCGACGGCGACGACGAGGGTGTTTACGTCGATTCCTCCGGCAACGTCGGCATTGGGACGTCGACCCCTCAAAACACAATTACCGTCGTTGGAACCTCGACCGCCAACATCATGATGTCCGACAGGACATACGTCGGCACTACAACTCCCATCGTATCTGCGGACGGTTCGAGCATCGCCTCCTTGCATGTCGTCTCATCATCCGCGTTCCCTTTCTCGGTCGAGGGGACCGCGGCGTTCGCTGGTATGGATATCAACGGCATCGGAGCGACAACGGTACCATTCATCCAAATAAACAGAGGAACGAACCGACTCTTCACCATCACCGGCGCGACAGATAACGATACTGTCAACATGCGGGCGGGGAGTGCTGGCGGGTCTACTCCCTCATGGATAACCTTAAAGAAGTCATCTCTGTTCGTCGGTATTGGATCCACTGCGCCCGTCACTAAACTTTCTGTTGGCACTACTACTTCGAATACCAACGGCGAGACCATTTCACTTTATAACCCCGACACGACGATATCCGCCACACAGGGGTACGGCCGACTAAGCTGGTATGGAGAGGATGCCACCGCAGGGGCATCGGGAGAGCGCGCCTACATCTACGGCGTTGCCGACACTACCGGCACGTCGGGCGAGACTGACCTCGCCTTCGGCACGGCTGGAGCCGGGGCGACGCTGGCCGAACGTTTACGCATCACCTCTGACGGAAAAGTCGGGATCGGCACCACTACCCCCGGCTCTCTCCTCACTGTCGCCGGTACCGCCGAAGTCACCGGTGCCGCTACCTTGCGTTCGACCTTGAACGTCACCGGTCAGACCACCCTTTCAAACGCCTCCACCACCAATTTCACCGCCAGCGGCAACGTCGACCTCTCCGCCTCCACGAACAAGCTTCCCCTGCCTCGCTCCTTCACCTGGCCCGGCGTGGCTACCACCACCAGCGCGACCAGCACCGTCCCGCTCGGCATCGCGATGTCGGCCGAAGCCTGGAATTCGGCGCGGTGCAAGACGACCAGCGGCACCGCCGCTTGGCTTTTCAAGGACGACGCGGGCAACCGGATGAACGGCGGGACCGCGAGCACAACCTCCACTTCGACGCTTGTGACCCTCTCGACGAACAACACCTTCACGACCGGGGAGGGCAGGAACGCGGACATCGGGCCACTAACGAACGCGCAGATCACGTGTTCGATGGACGTAATGATCAACAACTAGGGTATGAACGGATTCGCAAGAAGGACGGCGATAGCGATCACTGGAACCGGTATAGCGCTGGTGGCTCCGGTAGTGCCATATGACGAAAAGGCGACCTTGTGGTGGGAGCCAGAACCAGGAGCCGAGATTTGCTATGAACAATACGCCGATGGGGCTGTCAAGGAGCTAGCTTGTGAACAGTATTGGCAGATAGCGAACACTCGCGATTATCCTCAACCCCACCGCACCAAATTCAAAAACATTATAAGTAGCGATGTGAGCGAGGCGGCCATTGCTTTCGACGATTCCACCTTTGCCGCCCTTGCAACTGTTTCCAGTGTAAGCTTTTCGCATACAACGGCAGGCTCGGATCGCGTACTCTTGATCGGGTCTGCAATGACAAATGCATCTGACGCGTCGAGAGACATCACAGCGGCCTCCTACAACTCTGTCGCCGCCACAGCAATTCGCAGAGACAACAACAACACCACAAATTACGCCACCGAGCTCTATTTTCTAGCGAATCCCGATACTGGCGCCCACACCGTGTCCTTAACGTTCGCTGGCACAGGAAATTCTGGCAACGCTCTCGCAGTGTCCCTTACCGGCGTAGATACATCTTCGCCCGTGGACGCACACAATGGTTCTACCGTGAACAATGGCACAGGCATTTCGGTAGATGTGACCACAGTCAGTGACAACGCCGTCGTGGTCGACCTTGTGGCTTACAGCCAGAGCATCGGGACATTGGTCGTTGGTGCAAGTCAAACTCAAAGAGAAAATGCAGTGGGGGGGAGCAGTGGTGGAATAGAAGGGTCCAGTACTGAGGGACCTAAAAGCCCGGCGGGCGTCGTCGCAATGTCATGGAGTTGTACAGGAGTGTTCTGTTCGGGGGCGTCGGATGATTGGGCGCTAAGCGCGGTCGCATTAAAGCCCGCCGCTGGCGGAGTCGACGGCACCTATGTAACCGAGCCTGCTATAATTTTCGAGTGACATGCCATCGGACGAAAAGAAACAACTCATAGCGGAGATGAAAAGCGAACTTGTCGTCACGATGAAGGCGATGATGCCGGAGCTGGAGATTAAGGTCGAAAGAAAGATCGACGAGACGGTCAACGGAAAGATCAATGACCTCCGCAAGGCATTCGACGATCACCGGGAGAAAGTGGATGCCTTCATCGGAGTGATGACGCCCGCAGCGGACGGTATACGACTATTGGCTACCCTCCGGAAGTTCGCGGTGTGGATCTCCGGGTTCGGCGTGGTGGGGACTATCCTCTGGATAGGGATTAAGGGAGTCCTAGGTCGGTGATATAATGAAACTACATGCTATCGGCACCATACAAAGGAGCAGTCAAGGAACTCATCACGCAGACCTACCACAGCGAACATCCGGCGCTCGATATGGCCGGCTATCCTTCGGCGGTCATGTACGGCGTGCCGCTTTGCGCCCCTGAAGACTGCGAAGTGATCCTGACTAGGGGCGATGTCTATGACCCCCGAAACTACAATGATGAGCTTCGCGGTTTCAGCGTTTGGCTCAAGGGCCTCGAAACCGGCCTCACCCACTTCTATCACCACCTGCAACCGGTACTGCCGGTCAAAACCGGTGACAAGATCGCCCGCGGAAAGATCGTCGCCTTCATGGGCAACAGCGGCAACGTCTACTCATATGGCGTCTACGTGCCCGTGGAGAAGCGCCAGGCGCCATACCCAGGTACTCACCTCCATTGGGAAGTGTACGACCAGACGTACCGGATCGGAGGCCGGAAGTACTTCGTCAATCCGCTCCCTCTGATCGATTGGCGCTCGCAGCCGACCTACACCACAGCCGAACACGCGAAGGCGTTGGCCGTCGTGTACGGCAAGGCAATGGGCTTACTAACTAAGAAATAGAACATGGAAGCAACAATCACTTTAATCGACTTTCTGGCCATCCCGATCGTCGCGACCGGCATGTCCATAGCCATAAACGCGATGAAAGGCGCGATGCCAGAGGTGTCCCCGAAGTTCCTGACGGTCTTGATGTCGCTCTTAGTGGGCGCCGCCTACTACTACGTCTCGGACACGAGCTTTTTCGTCTCTTTCCTGGGGATTCTGAGCGCGGCCAGCACCGTGTACGGCCTGTTCCTAAAGGAGCAGTCGTCGGAAGCGATATAGCTATCCCCACCTGCCCGCTGCCGATCCGCGGTAGCGTGGTATGCTGAAAGAGCAGTGGACGAAAGTCCACGATGCGATCCGCAGGAACCCGCTGGCTACGGCGGGTTTTTGCGTGTTCGGTTATCCCCAACGCCGACGCCGCACCCGCCGTCGTGTGGTATACTGTTCGGAGGAGGTTATAAGTTAGGGAAGTTATATGAAACAAAAGATCAGCGTGTGGCTGGACGGCAAGGAGATCGCCGCCGCCAACCGCAAAGCGCGCAAGGCCAAGGAGACCCGCAGCACATTTATCGGCCGCCTCATCATCGAGGCCTAATCATTCCTCTGTATGAGTTTTCAAATTCAGAGAGCGCAGCGCCAGAAGGCGAAGCTGCGCATCGGGCTGTTCGGCCCATCAGGCTCCGGCAAGACCATGAGCGCCCTCAAGATGGCGTACGGTCTGTCCGGCAGCTGGGAGAAGATCGTCGTCATCGACACGGAGAACAACAGCGCGCACCTTTATTCGCACCTGGGGCCGTATTCGGTCATTCCGCTCAGCGCCCCGTACACCCCCGAGCGCTACATCGAGGCTATCAAGGCGGCCGAGAACGCCGGGTTCGAGACGATCATCGTCGACAGCATCACGCACGAATGGGCCGGCGAAGGCGGCATCCTCGAACTGTCGGACGCGCTCGCGAAGGACGCCAAGTCGAGCTACACGGTCTGGTCGAAGCTCACGCCGCGCCATAACAAGTTCATCGAGACGATCCTGCGCGTGAACGCGCACGTGATCTGCTGCGGACGATCCAAGCAGGACTACGCTCTCAACCAGACCGAGAAGAACGGTAAGACGGTATTCGTCCCGGAGAAGATCGGCCTCAAGGCGGTTACCCGCGAGGGATTCGACTACGAGATGACGGTCGCATTCGACTTGATGATCTCGCACCTGGCGGTGAGCACCAAAGACCGCACCGGCATCTTCCAGGACAAGCCCGAGCACGTCATTAGCGAGGAAACCGGCCAGCGTCTCAAAGAGTGGAATGACGGCGGAGTGGTCGATCCCAAAGCGCAGTTCCTGGAGATCATCCACCTTTTGGACGGCTACCTCGCGCTCGGGCTTCCGTCTGAAAAGACCGACCGGGTCGAATTCATCAAGTCCGCGGTGCAGCGACTGACGGGCGAGAACATCGGCGATCAGAGCCGGTACGAGGCGATCATCGAGAAGCTCAAGGCGATCACCGACAAGCAGGCCGCCTACGACACAGCATGGGGTGCGCCGGCCGAGGCGCCGGAGGAAAAGGAGGTGGGGCCGGAGGATTTGATGGCGACCGGAGAAGTTACCAGCGCGGCTAACAGCGATCACGTATGAGCAAACCGGAATACGGAGTAAATATCCACCGCATCGTGAATGACGAAGTCGAGGATCTGGTTGACCAATACATCACCGCTGATCAGGCGATCGACCTGATGGTACACATCCAGAAGAACTTCCCGGAGGCAGTAGACGATGCCGATGAGGAGGAAACGGAAGAGATCGTTGAGGAGGAGGCTGTCGATGAAGCAATAGCCCGGCGACAACGAGGCCCGCGAAAGTGCAGTAACTGCGGCCGCGAGGGGCACACCGCCCGAACCTGTAGTCGCATCAGTTTAGATGACACTCCCGCCAAGCCGGCAAATCCGCCGCAACCTGTCGGCGACAACCGGTCTTTACGTGAAAAGGTCAAAGAGCTGTTCGACGCCGGTCTAGCGATCGAGGAGGTGCAGGACGCGTTGCCATCTCATCCGATGGTCGAGGTCGGAGCCATCTATCGCGATTTCGAACGCCGTCATGCAAATTAGCGACCCAAATTCAAAACATGGACTTCAACAAAGCAATTATCGCGGGCCGGCTAACGGCCGATCCGCAAGGCCGGGCATTGCCAGACGGCACGCCGGTCACATCATTCAGCGTCGCGAGCGACCGCCACTGGACTAAGGACGGGCAGCAGCAGGAGGAGGTCGAGTTCCACGATGTCGTGGTCTTCGGCAGGCAAGGCGAGATCTGTGCGTCACACCTACGAAAGGGCGACACGGCGTTGGTCGAGGGACGGCTAAAGACGCGCTCCTGGGAGGCAGATGGAATACGACGCTACCGGACGGAGATCATCGCGGAGAGGGTAGTGTTTGGGCCGAAGACGGCGCCCGGCGGCGGGCAAGACACGGAGCCTCCGCTGCATGCGCAGGCAACGGCGTCATCGGAGCCGGAGATCGGGCCGGAGGATATTCCGTTTTAGGACCTCGTTTGCGTTAAACGACCAACCAGCCAAGGCTTCCGGCCAACACGATTAGGAGCAAGGCGGCGATCACAATCCGTCCGGTGACCCCGATAGCGGGTTCATATTCATTAGGCTCTTTGTCGCGCCCTGAGACCAAGAAAGCCTCTTAGATTCGCGCCGCGCCGAGAGTGAAAGGGAGCGCGAGGCTACCGCTTAAGCTCCCGGTGTAGTTTGTCGTGACAAACATTACAAAGAGTAATCAGGTTCTCTTTGTCGTTTGTTCCCTTGTCCTTGTGATGATGTATGTGGTGCAGCTCCAGAAGCTTTCGAGGGTCTCCCGGAGAAATCATATCGCGGTTCCATCCGCATTCAGTGCACCTAAAGCCATCCCTCGTGAGAACAGCTACTCGGACATCGTCCGGTATCTTTCTGTCATGCGGCTCAGCTTGGCGATCTTCTTCAAGGATGTATACGCCAACAGGGAGGTCAGGGCGACCACTCATCCGCGTTGCTACCGGCCACCCGTCCTCAGTGCGCAATTCTCTTGTTCGACGAGGCCATTCTTTCTTGTCGTTTGCTAGGTACCTAAGCTCTTCTCCGGTTACAGGTTTTCCAACATTCCGACGAAGGTATTCAATTAGTTTCTTCTTGACTGCCCACTTTTCGCGGCGAATTTCGTTCAAAACCCTCCAGCGGAAAGCAGCGTCGCGATCTTCTTCTTCGCGGACGAGAACATACTGGTCTGGTTTTATCTTACTGACATCTATGTCCAAGTCGGCTGCAATGCCGCCTTCCGCTTCAGAGTCCTCTACAATTTGGCGAAAGGTCACGCCTGAATATATCCACCAACCAAACTGAACGCGCAGTTCGCGTACTCGTCTAGGCCAGTCACTTATGCCCGAGATGACCATTATCTCGTCACCGTCAAGTACGGTCCGCGGGTACCTCTTGAAGTACTCCAAGATACGAGAACGAGCGGCTTTGTTCCCGCCCGGCAGCAGCGAACTGCCCAGATCACGGATGGTGTGAAATAGAGGAATGAGCTGGCGCACCTTCGTTCGAAGGTCGGCAGAGTCCAAGTCATTCCTGAATTCAGATAGCTGCTGCGAAAGTTCCTCAGCTATTCTCAGAGCATTTTTAGGCGGCTTCAACGATCTCGGCACGTTCAACTGGTCTTTCAGATCGAATCACTTGATGCGAGTCGAGCAGGTGTCGGACCATTTTGGCAATAGCGGCTGCCAGGGCAGTCGGAACCGCGTTGCCTATCTGGCGTGCAATTTCCGTCTTGTTGCCAGCAAATCGAAAGCTATCGGGAAATCCCATTAGGCGTGCGGCTTCCCTATGGGAGATTGGCCTATGCGCTTCAGGGTGAAGATATCGCCCCTTCTCGGGTTTAAAGAACTCCGTCCTTATCGTTACGGACGGACGATCCCACCAGAGCCGACCGAACAGATCTGTGCCCCCCGATTTTTTTCTGATCCAGCAGTCGGGCGTTAGCTCTGGTGCATTCCGATACAGATCGAATCGATTCCCACCCTTCGGGACAGCCCGATAGCGCGCCAAGCTTTTCGCAGTTGGGTTCCGGCCGAAATGCAGATCGAGCGGCGGCTGATCACCAATTTCGGTTCCAATCGTCTTCTTCGGTAGATCGCCAATAGCCTCGCGGACTGTTCTCCAGGCAGGCATTTCACGTGACAGCTTGGGATCGGCGTGCGTCGGTGTGGGTGGAAAACCGGGGCTCGGAAAGGCGCCAAGTTTTGTACCCAGGATGATCGTTCTCCTCCGGGTCTGCGGCGCTCCATAGTCAGCGGCGTTAAGAATGCCCGAAGAGACCTCGAAGCCAATTCGATCAGCGTATGCGACGATAGAGCGATACTCCTCAGACGAATACAGCTCTGCGACATTCTCCATGACAAAAACCGACGCCTTGGAGGCGGTAACGATGTCCAGAAACGGTTCCCATAACGCTCTCCGAGCATCACCTTCACGACGTTTGTTAAGGAGGCTGAAACCCTGACAGGGTGGCCCGCCAATTACGACATCCGCCTCCGGTACGGTGTGTGTCCCAAGCCAGCGCTCGATATCTGCGCACTCGGAAACGCCGCTGAAATTCATCGAATGAGTTCGGACGGCAGCAGGATCGTTGTCCAGCCCCAATACGGAAACGAATCCGCCACAGAACTCCGGCGACGTGAAGCCCAACGTCATGCCGCCTGCGCCGCAGAAGAGATCAATGATTCGATATGCCATCAGCTTCAATCATATCCGTTCGGAGGCAGAATCGCCTTCTTTTAGGAAATTCACAAGACGCTCAGCCAATTGTGAATCATCGGCTATCTCGCACTCCCACAAAACCAGGACCCTCCAGTTAAGGTTCTGCAGCTCTCGGACAACCCGGCTGTCCCTAGCACGATTCTTTTCGAGCTTCGGCCCCCAAAAATCCTGATTGGACGACGGCGGGGCTCCGCGCCGGCAGTTGTGGCCGTGCCAGAAACAACCGTGAACAAAGATAGCCTTACGATGTCTTGGCAGGACGATGTCTGGATTTCCTGGGAGATCACGTCGGTGTAGCCGGAAGCGATAGCCAAGCGAGTGGATTAATCGGCGGACTTTGATTTCCGGCCGTGTGTCCTTTTGACGGACGCGGCCCATGATTCGGCTTCGAACTCCTGAGTCGAATTTGTCAGCCAATCGTCCCTGTTCTCCTATTGGGCCTGATTTTCACGTTGACCAAGCCCGCTGGCGGGCAGCTTGGTTTACTTCGCTATCCACATATCCACACTGCGCCCCCGCACCGCTTATCGGTCCTATGGTATATTTGTGGCATGCCAATAGTGAACGTAAATTGCGGCATTGCCGTCAACGAGAAAGAGGGCGCGACCTTTCGTTCCTTCCTTCGCGTTCACTACGCGGCATCACACTGACCCTGGCTTCGGCTGGGGTTTTTGTGTCTCTGACGGGGCAAGGTGGCCGAATCTCGCGGCCTCCCGTTGGATGCCATTAAACGCGAGAACTCATAGCTCGATGTCCGGAGGCAGCATCCTCCGGCCCATGACGCATGAGGCCACTGCTGCCGTAGCCTAGACCCTTGGGCGGCAGCATGCTCGGGGTAGGACGCCCATCGAGGCGAGCCGACTTACAGCCAGAGGGGAGGGCGCGCGGAGAGAAAACCGCAGCAAGCGTCCGAGGTCAGGTGCGTATCGATACGGCCTTTTAGCCCTCTCGTACCCACCCGCATAGCAATCAACATATGAAAATAGAACAACAAGTCGTCAGCCTGGAACTGGCAAAGAAACTCAAGGAGTTGGGGGTGAAGCAGGAAAGCGTATTCGCGTATCAGGGACAGCAGATCGTCTCGCTACCGTCACTCTCCCCTCATGAATGGGCCAAGTGCATTCCCGCCTTCACCGTCGCAGAGCTTGGGGAGATGTTGCCGAAGGCTATAAAGAAGCTGAGCGTTCAGGGTGTGCCACAGAAGTCGGACTACTACCTCTATATTTCGTGGTCTGATCACGATCAGAAATGGCGTTATACCTACTCCAATCCGACATATAACGCCTGCGTCGATATGTGGTTTGAGGCGACCGAAGCCGACGCGCGCGCGAAGATGCTCGTCTACCTACTGGAGAATAGGCTGATCGGGGTATGAAATCGCTCGCTGCCCTTATTCCGGACCGCCCGACCGTCCAAGCCACGGCGCGCTGCGAGCGTGAGGAACTGATCGAGAAGATCGCCGACCGCTTGAACGAAGGCCGGATCAAAGATGGATTCAAGTCGCTGACCTATCGCGACGTCGCGCTAACGCTTCACAGCCGGCAGACGCATGAAGTCGCCATCCTGCTGAAAGAGTGCGAGCGAGCGAACCATTTCGGCAAATACTTCTGGTGGGCTGTGAGGAAGAAGGGGAGGACGCAATGATCCTTGGCACATAGGCGCCAACCGATGCCAGAATGGGAGCCTATAGGGAGCCTAAGACAAACGCGCGGTCGTTTAAGTCTTTGAAAAGGCTGGTAGCGGAGGAGGGATTCGAACCCCCGACACAAGGATTATGATTCCTCTGCTCTAACCGACTGAGCTACTCCGCCCCGGTGGCGTCGCGCGGAACCGTTGCCGGGAACCGGGTCGCCGAGGACGGGCGGATATAAGGTTGCGGCCGGTAGCCTGTCAAGCAAGGTCCGGCCGCTTTTCGCGACGCGCGGCGGCCCGCCATCGGGGCAGGCGCCGCGCAGGGGCCGGAGATTTCCCGCGGGGGCGCGGGCGGTCGGTTCGGTGCGTCCGCACCGTTCGCGCCGGAGAAGGACGATGCTCCCGCGCGCCGGCGGTCCCTGGTGGCTCCTCGCGGTCCCGGCGAACCCTTGCGGCGCTGGGGCGCTGGCGGCTCTCGCCGCGCCGGGAGGGGACGCGGGGGTTGAGTTCGCCCGCGCCCGCCGTTATGTGTCCGCCACCACTTTCTCGAGTACGGTATCGATGAAGCCGCGCATAGCAGTCCTCGATTGCGGATATTGGGGCAGCAATCATATCCGCACCCTCAAGGCGCTCGGCGCGCTGCACGCCGTGTCGGACGCCAACGGCCCGCGTGCCGAAGGCTTCGCCAGCGAGCAAGACTGCCTGGCGATCGCCCCCGACGAACTGATGGGGCGTGACGACGTCGACGCCGTGGTCATGGCGCTGCCGCCGCAGTTTCACGCCGAATACGCCATCCGCGCCGTCGAGGCCGGCAAGGACGTGCTGGTGGAAAAGCCGATCGCGCTGACCGTGGCCGACGCCGAGCGTGCGGTGGCGGCGGCGAAGGCCAACAAGCGCGTCTTCATGGTCGGCCACGTGCTGCGCTTTCATCCGGCCTTCGAGGCGCTGAAGGATCTGATCGACCGCGGCGAGCTCGGCCAGGTCCGCTACATCCACTCGCACCGGCTGGGGCTCGGCAAGTTCCACACCGAGAACGACGCGCTTTGGGACCTGGCGCCGCACGACCTGTCGATGATCCTCGCCATCACCGGTTCGGCGCCCGTCGAGGTGCGCGGCGAGGGGGCGGCGCTGCTCGACCACCTCAGCGACTTCGCCCACCTGCACATGCGTTTCCCCAACGGGCTGAGGAGCCACCTGTTCACCTCGCGGCTCAATCCCTACCGGGAGCGCCGGCTGACCGTGGTCGGCACGAAGGCGATGGCCGTGTTCGACGACGTCGAGCCGTGGGAGCGCAAGCTCGCCGTCTACCGCCACGCGGTCTGGCAGGACAGCGGGCAATGGGCGTTCACGCAGAACGAGCCGTCCTACGTGCCGGTCGAGCAGGGCATGCCGCTGACGCGCGAGCTGCAACACTTCATCGCCTGCGTCGGCTCGCGCGCCGAGCCGCGCACCGACGGCGAAGAGGCGATCCGCGTGCTGCGCATCCTCACTGCCGGCACCGTCGCCCACGACTGAGCGGCGTGCGGTGCGTCCGAGAGACTGCGCGAGCGCCGTCGCCGGTGACGCGTCAGGCATGACGCTACAAGAAGGACGGCTGCGGCAGCACCCCGGATAGCCGGCGTAAAAAAGCCTATTCGGCAGGAAGCCTCTCGGGGCGGGCGGCGAGCCGAGACAGCATCGCTTCGGCCTTCGCGCCGCGTTCGGAGCGCTCGATGAAGCCGCCGCCGAGCACGCGGGCTTCGGCGCCGTCGTCGGAATAGAGGACGCAGGCCTGACCGGGCGCGACGCCGGCTTCGCCCTCGGAGAGCTCGACCCACACGGTGCCGTCGACCGCGTGCAGCGAGGCCGGGCGCGGCGGCCGCGTCGAGCGGACCTTGGCGTAGAGGTCGAAGCCACCCGCCGCCTTCTCCAGCGGCTCGTCGCCCAGCCAGTTCACGTCGCGCAGGTAGACGCGGCGCGTCTCCAGCGCCTCGCGCGGCCCGACGACGACGCGGGCGCGTTCGGCGTCGAGATGGACGACATAGAGGGGCTCGCCGGAGGCGATGCCGATGCCGCGGCGCTGCCCGATCGTGTAGCGCAGGATACCGTCGTGGCGGCCGAGCACGCGGCCGTCGATGTGGACGATCTCGCCGGGCGTCGCAGCCGCGGGCTTCAGCCGGGCGATGATATCGGAGTAGCGGCCCTGGGGGACGAAGCAGATGTCCTGGCTGTCCGCCTTGGCGGCCACCGCCAGGCCCATCTCGCCTGCGATGCGGCGGACCTCGGCCTTGGGCAAGCCGCCGAGGGGGAAGCGGAGGTAGTCGATCTGCTCCTGGGTCGTGGCGAACAGGAAATAGCTCTGGTCGCGGTCGGTGTCGACCGGCCGGTAGAGGGCACGGTGGACGCCTCCCGGGCCGACGCCGGGCCGGCTGCGGATGTAGTGGCCGGTGGCCAGCGCGTCGGCGCCCAACTCGCGTGCGGTGCGCAGAAGATCGGCGAACTTCACTGTCTGGTTGCAGGCGACGCAGGGGATCGGCGTCTCGCCGGAGACGTAGCTCTGCGCGAACGGGTCGATGACGGCCTCACGGAACCGCTCCTCGTAGTCGAGCACGTAGTGCGGGATCCCCAGCGTCTCGGCGACGCGGCGGGCATCCGCGATATCCTGCCCGGCGCAGCACGAGCCGGGGCGATGCGTCGCGGCGCCGTGGTCGTAGAGCTGCAGCGTGACGCCAATGACGTCATAGCCCTCGTGCTTCAGCATGCCCGCCACGACGGACGAATCGACGCCGCCGGACATGGCGACGACAATCCTCGTCTCTTCTGGGCGGGCCGGGAGGTCCAGGCTGTTCATCGACGGTCTTTCGCGGGGCGCAGCGGG